TCCTTCTTTTGCTCTACAATTTCAATTTTTTTCCTGTCATAATTTATTGGAACGAAAGAGGGTATTTTCCCTTCGGGACAATTGTAAAACGCTCCATTAACATCATCTTCTATTATCTGTGTATTTTTTATTGAAGCATCTCTATGAGTTTTTACACAACCTGGGAGATCAATATTAGGCAGTGGTACGTTTAAAACAGGATAAGGAGTAGAGATATAGCTATTAATTGTTGGAATCTCTGGAATTATAATTTCAGGTATATCAATCGTAGGCATATTTAGGCTTATAAACCTCTACATCACAATGACATTTTGGACAAGAAAGATTTGTGACCATTGTGTATTGATCCTGTAAGTGTGGTAAAGAATCTTCATCAACGCTATCATCTCCACCCCATATCAACTCAGTTTTACAGTGCCAACAATTCATTTTTTAAGAAAAGGAATAGATTGTCCTGTTGTATTTGGTAGAGTGTTATCTAACATTTTTGGCATAAGTCCTTGTACACCTCCAAGAACTTTATTCATCATCTTTGTCTGAAACTGCTCTGATGTTACATATTTATATCCAAAGTACCCTCCACCGATAACAGAGGATACCATTATGAATGAGACAATACTCAAAACATTAGCGATTTTTTGAA